GCTTCGAGTTCTGGATGATTCAGAACTGGATCCCATTTCTTTTGTAGTTCTTCGGTCAAATACATTGTAATTATCCTTTTTATGTATTATCGACTAATTACTTAGCCAGAGTTTGTGAAATTGCTTTTGTATAAATTTCCATTGATGGATCAGAGAACACTTGTTTCTTTTCATCTTCAACTAGAACTTCATCCAAAGCTGAATTGTCTGCAACTTTAACGTCTGCTTTGAAATATGATTCTTTCAAAGTTTCTACCTTAGTTACAAATTCTTCCTCAGTAGTGAATTCCACACCCTCTGCGAGTGATTTTAATTTTTCTACTTGAGTCTGAGTCAGGCCTTCACACGCTGTGTAGATAGCCTCGATTTTTTTCTGTTCGTTAAGTGCCTTGGTCAACTCAACACCACGAGAGATTTGTTCGTTTAATGAACCTTCAAGTTCTTCCACTTTATTGGCCAATTCTTCCACAACATTTACTTTGTCTTCTGGAATATCAATATAGTGTTCTTCGAACAAACCTTTTAGACCAACGATAAAGTCTTCTACGATTTCAGCACGTAGACCTTTTTCGATAGCCAATTGATTTTCTTTCATCCATTCTTCAACCATATAATTGAGATAGTCATCAACTTTAGATGCCAATTCTTCTTTGATTTCTTCAACAGCAGTTTCAAACTGTTCTGTCAAAGCAACTTCAGCTTCAGCAATAACTTCTTCAGCACGAGCGATAACGGCGGCTTCAAAAATTGTGGAAGCTCTTGTTACGAATTCTTCTGAGAGGTTTTCGCCACCCAAGAGAGCATCTAAGTCTTCTTTCATTTTTTCTTTTTTGAGCATTTTCTTTACCATTTCTTTATCTTCTTCTGCATCAGCGTGTTTCTCGCCTTTTTCTTTTTCTTCGGCAAGAGCTTCTTCTTCATCATATTCAGATTCTTCATTGTAATTAGAAGAAGAAGAATACTGTTGAATACCTACGCTACCTTTGTTGGCCTTCATCATTTGTGGTGGCAATTTACCAGGCTTACGGTCACGAATTTGGTCATAAGATGTTTCGTCATCTTGATGTGAACCCATATCAGCAGAAGCACCTTCTGAGTCACCATTTGGACTTTCTTGTGGTTGTTTAGCCAATTTTTGCATTGGTTGTGAACCTACAGGAGGTTTAGCACCAGGAGGTGTTGCTGTCTTAGTGCCTTTAAAATAGTCTGGGAATTTATCGTTAACATCATTTGGTGAATCACCAATTTTGCCAACTTCTTGTGTTCCATAGGCAGTAGAACCTTTGATAGCGTTAATGCCTACTTCGTTACCACGGTCTGGATTGCCAGAACGAGCTCCTGCTTTGGAACTAATATTGGCATTAAATGTTTCTTTGGATCCTTCACCAACCAAAATTTGTTTAGCGGCTTCGGATAAGTTAAATTTTTTCATTTTGAAAAATCTCCTTGATTTATATTGGATATTTATATTTAAAGTTTTTTCAGGAAGTTTTCGAATATGTGTAGACTTACTTTCTCAATCTCTTTACGTGAAACTTGGCGAATTTCTTGCCTTGCTTGTTCGTAATTTTGTTCAGTCCATACACCATTGACCAACATCCATTCTTTGCCTTCCATAATACCTTGTACAAAAGCACCAGGTGCAGAAGGGTCTGCTACTATATCCGCCGCTGTGGCCAGATAGAAATCGGGCTGAACAACATTAACTCCGTTAACGTTCTTTAATGAGCCCATGCCTCTTGAAGATACACCTAACTGAGCACCACCTTCGATAAGGCTTCTGGCAATTGCTCCCATTGGTGTATCTAAAATCTTTGCTTTACCGATCCATTGTGTACCATCTTCTCTCAACGATACAATCATGTGAGACACACGGTCTAAATTAATAGAAGGAGTATCTGGATGTCCCAATTCACCGAAAGCACGATTCTTATTAATGTAACTTTCAGTATAACGGTCTACTTCTTTTCTGAGGGTATTGAACTCATATAAACGACCGTTCTTATTTTTTTTTTCGGCAACAAGAAATGGTCCTTCAATATGAAGAACTTTCTTACCGTCGGAATCTTCGGTAATATAATTTACCGTTTCTGTAATCTCTTTAATGAGTTTCATTTATAATCCCATCGAATATCTTCTACGCAAGGACTGTTTTCTTTTTCTTAGTGCTTGTCCTAGTTTAGCACGCCTCTTGAACTTACTCTTTCTCACAGCCATCTTACGATGTCTACGTTCGGCGGGAGACATACGAGTCATTTTTCCGCCACGCATTGTATAACCTGGAACGGCAGATACTTTCTTACGTCTTTGTACCTTACCTTTTCTAATTCTTACACGAACCAACTTGGTTCTACCCATTCTTTGGATATTGCCTTCATCAAGGTCAAACATCTCCAGAGCTATCTTAGCTTTTTCTTCAGTCAATCTTTCTTCGATTAACTCATCTAATTTTTCTTCCAACATTTCTCTGGCTTCTACCAGTTTGTTGGCGAGAAGTTTAGAGACAAAATCTTTCATTATGGCTTCAATGCATAATTGCCATAATTAAATGCTGCTGGGTCATTAAACTGACCACGTTGATAATGAGCATTATCTTTACGTAGTTCCATGATTAGAGTATAAGAATCTCCAGCATTCATGTTGCGTGTAGTGATACCGATATCACCGTTGGCACCAGCAGTACCTTGAGCATTATTTGATATAGTAATCCAGTTACCTGCACCGTCATATTCTCCATTACCATTCAACCAAAAGATTGGCGCTGATTGTGTGGCAGTCCAAGATAATAGAACGTCACCATTAGAAGAACAGTCATACCACAAACGATATAGTCCTAAACCATAATAGGGTTTGGCTGTGTTACTAACACTAAGAGCAGACCTCAATGGAACGTTATTGGCATCCAAGGCACCATAGAGTGAATTAGCAACAATTCTATAATTGTTACTTTCTTGGCCAGAACCATCAAACTGACCAGTTAATTTAATAACTACGTGTTCAGTTGTGTCCTTGAGTGTTTGATATGAAAATATATTTGCCATTTTAGGTCCTATTTATTAAGTATTCTCAACCTCTTGTGGTTGTTCATCCGATTGTTCTTGCTCATCTTCCACTTCCGCTTGAGGTGTAATTAAATTCTGAGCAATTTCTTGTTTCTTAGCATCAATATGTGCCGTTAATTTATCGTGTATACTTGCATATAAGGCATTGCGAAATTCAACGCCATTATCTTCTTGTGCGTAATCGATAATTTGTCTATTATATTCTGTCATTTTATTCTCCAATCAAGATATTTATAATATTTGTTTCAGTTTCAACAATGTGACACCACTAGTTTCTTCTTTAGTTTGCTTTTGTTGTTGTTTAGCCATCTTGGCTTCATGTTCCTGGTCAACAGGATTCATAGGCTGTGCAGGTACTTGTGATAACATTTGTTGTTGTGCTATGTCATTAGTAACACCAACTGGCAATCCAAGTCCTTCTTCTTTCTCTTTGTCAATCTCTTTCTGCATTAGGTTGATTTCATCATCATTCAAACGTAGAACGTTTCTTTGAATCCAAGATTGTGAGAAATACCGACCTGTGTATGGGTCAACGGATGCCAATAACTGTAAACGGTTGGTCATCAGTTCGGCATCTTTGAGTTCACTAAAGTTATTATCTTTAATGAAGTCGTAGTGAATGAAGTTTTTAAAATCGTCATATTCTTCGTTGGTACAGATACCTTTTAATACACATTGAACTCTAAGTGCTTGTTCAAAAAGGTCTGTAAAACGATTACGTAAACGGTCAACAAACTTGGCAAACTTTAATTCGTCACGGGTAATTTCATTTGTTCTACCAAGAGAGAATCCAGATGTTTCAGGATTTAAACGAGAAACAGGAACGTTGAGTGCCTTGTATAATTTCTTTTCAAAGTATTTAACATCTTCCAACTCACCTAAGTTTTGTCCACCAGGAAGTGTAGTAATCTCTGTGCCTTTACCACCTTCTCTACGTGGTAACCAAAAGTCTTCCATCATAGATAAGAACTTACGGTCATCTCTTACTTCACCTGTATTGGCATCATATACCAACTTGTTCTTGTACTTGACCATAATATCACGGAGATATTGTTCTGCTTTTAACTTTGGTAAGTTACCAACGTCAATATAGAATATACGTCTTTCAGGTGCTCTAGATATACGATAGATAACTGTAGCATCTTCAATCATTCTTAATTGATTAAGTGGCTTAATCGCCTTGTGTATATACGAGAGTACTACAGCACGCCTAGAATCCATAAGACCAGAAACAACAGCAATAATGGAATCAGTAGTAATTCGAACACCAACGGGCCCGAAATTAGAAGAAGAACCAGTAGTGACTTTATCATTGAACAAATAATATTCATTGATTACTTTCATTATCTCTACACCAGTACGCTCATCTTTGGTCTTTTTCATTTCCCGAATCTTGCGTAATTTTCTTGGGTCTACATAACGAAGTTCTTTAATGCCTTCCATAGGTTTTGTTTGGTCTACAATAACGTGGTAGTACAGTCTACCATCTACATAGTACCTACGGAAAATATCTTGTGCCATGTTCTTGTAGTTGAGTAAACGCATTACCGTTTCAAACTCAGCCTTGATGGCATTCTTAATTTTTTCTGGCTGTTTCAGATTATCTAAAACAATTTGAATAATTTTACCGTCATCGTCTTGGCAAATAGCTTCGCCTACGATATCATCAATGGCGGACTCAATTTCTGGTTGCATTGACATTTCACGATAACGAGAGATTAACTCTATGTCATTCTTTGCCGTTCCATCTAGGTCAACATATGTACCATAGTAAGCGGCAGATGTAATCGTTAATGCGCCATCCTCATTAGCAGGAGGCGTAAAAGATTGCTGGACTTCAGCAGAATCTTCCTGCTTGTTCCTAGCAATCGTGAAGCCAAATAGAGAAAATTTATTAGCGGCCATATTTTTTAATCCAATTCAAAAAAGCATAATAGAGAGGACCGAAGCCCTCTCTGTAAAATAAAATAAATTAAGTTGTTGTATCTGTTTCCCACCATTGATAAGCAAATGTTACTGCATATTCTTCAATAGTGTCATTTGAACCCCAATCTAAATCGATTGGTGCCAAATCTAATGGGTAAAGTCCAACAAAGTTATAGGTTTTTAACTGGTCGCCAGTTTTGCCGTACTGTGTTACTTGAGCATCAACAGTATAACCTGTTGGAGCCTTAGCACCAGGAGTACGGATATTACCTCCGTGACTGTTGATTCCATTCATCCAAGATTCGATTGACCTACGGATTGTGAAATCTTCATCGTTAATGATTTGTAGTGTCCAGTCAGTAAATGTTCTGTTACCTGCAAACTTCAATTCACGACCAAAATAATAAAGAGGAACAGTACCAATTGTTGAACCTGGTAGTTGTGCTGACTTAGCCATGAATGTGGCTTTCTGTCCTGCTACTATACCATTATCTGCGATTGTTGGGAAGTTTAAAGTTACTTGAAATAGATTGGGACGAGCACCGTCACCAATCATATTCGCTCTAAATTCTGCTACGTTGAATGCCATTGTTTTCTCCTATATCGTTGTATATTTATTAGAATTGTCCAACGATTGTTGTGAAGTCAACACCAGTTCTTACTGCTACGAAATTCAACTGAATGAAGTTGATTGAACGAGCAGGTTTGATGTAGATATCTCCAACAAACTGATTAGAATCAATGACCTGTTGTGTATTATTTGTGGTATCACAAACAACACGGAAGTCATAGATACCACGGCGACCTTGAATATCTCTAAGGAATGGTGTTACCAAACCAACAAACTGCGCTCTTGTAGTTTCATCGTTAAATTCAAACAATGAATACTTAGCGGCTTGTGAAATTGATTTTTCAAGGACGATAAACAATCTGCGAACATTAATACGGTCAAATGCAGATGGTTTAGACTGTAATGTTTTGTCTCCAGCTAATATTGTACCGTTTCCTGGGAATGTTGCAACTGAATTAATACCCAAAGAATATAGTGTATCACGTTGAGTCTTGTTTGGATTCCATGCCACTTTAACAACGTTCTTCAAATTGCCACGGTTGAAACCGGCAGGTGAGAACCATGGGTCACGAACTGAGTCTGTGTATACACATAATCCAGCTATGTCACCATTTAATGGTACCCAACGATAGACGTTGTTGTATTTGTCAAACATATACTTCCAACCAGAATCAGCAACAGCATAAGATGTTGAACGGTTTAAAG